ACAAGGTTTTCTTCCAGAGTTAATGGAAAAAATGTATAGTGAAAGAGTTATATTTAAAGACCAATCAATTAAAGCAAAAATAGAATATCAAAAAACAAAAGATCCAATTTATAAAAATGAAATATCCAGGTGTTATAATATTCAAATGGCAAAAAAGATTGCATTGAATAGTGCTTATGGTGCTATCGGTAATCAATATTTTAGATATTTTGATGTTAGTCAAGCAGAGGCAATTACATTAGGTGGACAATTATCAATTCGTTGGGTTGAAAATGATGTTAATAAATTTATGAATAAAGTATTAGGCACAGAAAATAAAAATTATGTAGTTGCTAGTGATACAGATTCAATTTATATAACAATGAAAGATTTAGTTAATAAAGTATGTAAAGGAAAATCTATACAGCAGATAACTGATTTTTTACATAAGGCAAGTGAAGATAAACTACAAAAGGTTATAGATGATAGTTATAGTCGTCTAGCGATGTATGTGAATGCGTATGCTCAGAAAATGATAATGAAACGAGAGGTCATTGCAAACAAGGGTATATGGGTCGCTAAGAAACGGTATATGTTGAATTTGTATGATGAAGAAGGCATACGATATATAGACCCTAAATTAAAAGTTATGGGTGTTGAGGCAGTTAAATCTTCTACACCAGAAGTTTGCCGAGGTAAAATTAAAGAAGCGATTAGTGTTATTATGAATAAAGGACAGGAAGAATTAATTAAATTTGTTGCTGACTTTAAAGAAGAATTTTTAAAGATGACACCAGAACAAATTGCTTTTCCTAGGTCGTGTAATAATGTTTTAAAATACACAGATAGTTCCAATGTATATAAAAAAGGAACTCCAATTCACGTGAAAGGTGCTTTAATTTATAACCATTTTTTAAAACGAAATCATTTAACACACAAATATCCTAGAATACAAGAAGGTGATAAGATAAAATTTTTAATGTTAAATTTACCCAATACATTTAAAGAACAAGTAATAGCATTTTCATCTATTCTTCCAAGAGAATTTGATATAGAAAAATATGTAGATTATGAAACACAATTTCAAAAAACATTTACAGACCCATTGAAATTTATTTTAGATTCAATTGGCTGGTCGTTAGAAAAAGAAGCGACTTTAGAGGAGTTTTTTGGATGATGTTAGAGGCATTTTTAACTTTTATATTAATAGTATGGGGATATAGAACAGGAGAATTATTAGCAATGACTAAATTAAAATTTGCAACATTATTACTTTGGTTATTAGCAGTTAAATTTGTATTGGTAAGTTATGGAAACTAAAATAATAAACGCAGATAGTCTGGAACATCTAAAAACTTTAGATGATAATATATTTGATTCGTGTGTAACTGATCCACCATATCATTTAGCGTCTATTGTTAAACGATTTGGACCAGGTCAAAAAGGAATTAATAATAAAGATGAGAAAGAAGGTCGTAATGGACCATATCATAGAGCTGCAAAAGGTTTTATGGGACAGACTTGGGATGGAGGAGATATTGCATTTCAAAAAGAATTTTGGGAACAAGTATATAGAACACTTAAACCTGGTGGTATTCTTTTAGCATTTGCTGCTACTAGAAATTATCATAGAATGGCAGTTGCAGTTGAGGATGCTGGGTTTGAAATATTTGATATGATTAATTGGATATATGGTAGTGGGTTTCCTAAAAGAAAAAACTATTTAAAACCTGCTCACGAACCTATTGTTATGGCAAGAAAGGGAGTTAACCCTAGTTTAAATATAGATGATTGTAGAGTGCCTGGTTATGAATGGGACACATCTAAAAATAGAAGAAATACACAAAAGGAACAAATCTTTAAAGGTGGTTGGAAGGGAAAAGAAGGTGGCGAAAAAATATCAGGTCGTTATCCTGCAAATATAATACACGATGGATTGGAAGAAGATTGGGCAAAATATTTTTATAGTCCAAAAGCAAGTAAAAAAGAAAAAGGAGACACTCAACACCCAACGGTTAAACCTTTAGCATTAATTAGATACTTAATTAAATTGGTTACACCTAAAGAAGGATTAGTATTAGACCCATTTGCAGGAACAGGAACTACTGGAGAAGCCTGCATATTAGAAGGTAGAATTGGATACTTGATTGAAAAACAAAAATCGTATATAATAGATATAGAAAAAAGATTAGGAAAACATAATGAGCTTCTTGGATAAACATATTAATGAAAATAGATTACCTGTAATGGATCAACCTACCTTTGAGCGTATTACTAATGAGATAGGTAAAGAAAAATTTAGGGAAGAGTTAGCAGAATATATTGCAGAAAAACGACCACCATTTCCTTTAAAACAAATTTCAATTGGATTAATGGAACAATCATTTAAAGGTTTATTAAAACAAGATGTATGGGAATATGCCCAACCTAAAGAACAAGCACAAAAAACAATCTTTGAAAAATATGATGATTACAAATACAATTATAAAGAACACGGACTAGGTCTTATAGACGCACCATCAATTTATAATGATGTATCAAATTATTTTCACCAAGATTTAAGATTGAATTGTTCAAGCTATAGTTTCAAATCTCCTATTGATGTATGGACTAAAGGCACAGCAAAAGATATATGGAGATGTTTAGGTCCTATGTGGCGAGGTATCAATGGAATGAAACCTGTAATGGTTGATGGTAAAGAAGAATTAAGAGGTGGTCAATTAAATGATAAAAGTTATGTATCAGCATTTAGATTACAAACTTATATTGCAACACAATTTAAACCTAATGTAGCAAAAATGGTATATGAAATGACGGATGCTAAAAAAGTATTAGATACAAGTTGTGGTTGGGGAGATAGACTTGCTGGGTTCTATACAAGTAAGGCTGAAGAATATATTGGTTGTGATCCTAATCCAAATACCTTTGAAAGATATGCTCAACAAATTGAACACTATGAAAGATTATTAGGTAATAAAAATAGTAATATAGTTATAGATACATTTGATAGAAACCATATTATCACTTGCGATGGAATTAAAAAGGTAACAATATATAGATGTGGTGCTGAGGATTTACCTTGGGATGAAATTAATAATATAGATTGTGCCTTTACAAGTCCCCCTTATTTTTCAACAGAAAGATATAATGAGGGTGGCGAATTTTCACAGGATCAATCGTGGAGTAAGTTTAATGAATATGATTTATGGAGAGATAATTTCTTTATCCCAGTTTCTATAAATAGTTATAATAGTTTAAGCGATAAAGGACATATGTTTATTAACATAATGGATCCTACCGTTAAAGGTACTCGTTATAAAAGTTGTGATGAATTAGTTGACGCTTTGATTAGTCCAAGAACATTAGGATTTCCAAAGAGATTTAAAGGTCAAATTGGAATGAGAATTATGCAAAGACCACAAGGTCGTGCTAAATTTAAAACGGAGGAAGAGTTGAAGGCTTTTATGAATCAATTGTATATTGAAAATGTCTGGTGCTTTGGTAAAGCAGATTTAGATTACTTTAGACACGCTAGAAAAAATACTTTAGAACAATTTTTTAATTAATATGCCTATGCCAATTACAAAAGAAAGTTATCAGGACCTAAAAGAGTATTGGGACTTCCAAAGAAAAATACAATTTAATAAAGAGAAGATTAAAGCATTTGCTGAACAATTTGAAAATAGAGTATATAATGAATTTGGACAAGTTAATTTAGAGGAGTTGTATGAGTTATTATGGACAAGATGTAAAGAAACAGATTATGATGATCCACACCCAGCCTGGATACCACAAGATGAAAAATTGAGATTTTGGTGGGAAGGAGAACCACATAGTAATTTTAAGATGATAGAACCTCCTGTAAAGAAGGGAAGACCTGTTGTTTTACGGGCAAAAGTGTCAGATGAATTAGATAAAAAAGTTAGAGATATTTTTTCATCGGATATTGACAAAGATGAAAAATAATGTTAGTATAATATAAAGGTAAATATGAGTGATTTTTTAAAAGATATAATAAAAGAAACTGGAAATGAATATGCAACACTAGTAAGTGAAGGTGTTGAGGCAGGAGATGTACATAGTTATATAGATACAGGCTCGTATGCTTTAAATGCTTTATTATCAGGATCCATATTCGGTGGATTACCATCAAACAAAATTACTGCAATCGCAGGAGAAGCCGCAACAGGTAAAACATTTTTTGCTTTAGGAATAGTTAAACACTTTTTAGACAAATACAAAGAAGGTGGAGTAGTATTCTTTGAATCTGAAAGTGCTTTAACAAAAGATTTAGTTGAGAGTAGAGGAGTTAATAGTAAAAGAGTTGTTATAGTTCCTGTTTCAACCGTACAAGAATTTAGATACCAAGCAATAAGAGTATTAGACAAATACATAGAACAAAAAGAAGATGAAAGAAAACCAATAATGTTTGTGTTAGATAGTTTAGGAATGCTATCAACAACAAAAGAAATGGAAGATACAGCTGAAGGAAAAGAAACTAGAGATATGACAAGGTCTCAAATAGTGAAGGCTGCATTTAGAGTTTTAACACTTAAATTAGGGAAAGCAAAAGTCCCTATGATTATGACTAACCACACCTATGATGTTATAGGGTCAATGTTCCCACAAAAAGAAATGGGTGGTGGTAGTGGCTTAAAATATGCCGCTAGTAATATAGTCTATCTTTCTAAAAGGAAAGAAAAAGAAGGTAAAGAGGTTATAGGTAATGTGATCCATTGCTTAAATTATAAAAGTAGATTGACAAAAGAAAATGCGAAAATAGATGTAAGACTAACTTATGATAAAGGTTTAGAAAGACATTATGGTTTATTAGATTTAGCAATTAAACATAATATATTTAAATCAGTATCAACAAGAATAGAATTACCAGATGGAACAAAACAATATGCTAAAACTATCAATAATGAGCCTGATAAATTCTTTACTAAAGCCATTCTCAATAAGATTGACGAGGCAGCCAAAAAAGAATTCCTTTATGGCCAAGACTAATAAAGATTATGTTTTTGCTCAAAGAGAGCAAGATGAATTTTCTTGTATAAAGATTATCACAGGTGAATATAAAGATGTTATTTACAAATATGGACGAGTACAATTCGCAAGCGAACCAAATCAATTGGATCAATTGCCTTTAAAATTTGATTATGAAGTTATGAAAAACCCCAACAATGTAGATACACAAACAGAAAATTTTAGACATAAAATAGGTGATATATTAGTTGAAGTTATGGAGGAGCAATTAAAAAATGGCAAATTATCAATCATCAACAAGTGATAGATTTGAATTAACAATATTAAGGAATTTAATCCATAACGAGGAATATACTCGTAAAGCACTTCCCTTCCTAAAAGAGGATTATTTCAAAAATAGAGATGAGATAGTCCTCTTTAATACTATAAATCAATTTGTAGTTAAATATAATAAATTACCTAATAGAGAATCCTTAGCAATAGATATAGGAAATTTAAAAACTATTACAGAGGAAGAACATAAAAATATTATCAACATTTTAAATAATTTAAATGAAGGTATACAAGTTCCATCTATTGACCAACAATGGTTATTAGATACAACAGAAAAATTTTGTAAAGATAGAGCAGTACATAATGCTATCTTATCAGGTATTAAAATACTTGATGGTAAAGATAAACAAAGAAATCCAGAATCAATCCCACACATATTAGCAGAGGCACTTGCAGTTTCATTTGACCAACATATTGGACACGATTATTTAGGACAGACCGAAGATAGATACGAGTATTATCATAAAGTAGAGGAAAGAATTAAATTTGATTTATCTTATTTTAACAGAATTACAAAAGGTGGGTTGCCACCTAAAACTTTAAATGTTGCATTAGCAGGAACAGGTGTTGGTAAGTCCTTGTTTATGTGTCATTTGGCATCCTCATTTATACAACAAGGTAAAAATGTTTTATATATTACTTTAGAAATGGCTGAAGAAAGAATTGCTGAAAGAATAGACGCAAATCTTTTAGATGTAACCATTGATGAGTTATATGAAATGCCTAAACATTATTATGAAAGTAAGATTGAAAAATTACAGAAAAAAGTAAGTGGTAAATTAATTATAAAAGAATACCCAACAGCGGCTGCTCATAGTGGTCACTTTAAAAATTTAATGGACGAGCTATCATTAAAGAAATCATTTAAACCAGATGTATTGTTTATTGATTATTTAAATATATGTGCTTCAAGTAGATTTAAAGGTGGAAATATATCATCTTATTTCTATATTAAAGCAATAGCGGAAGAGTTAAGAGGAATGGCAGTAGAATATAATGTACCAATTATATCTGCCACACAAACAACAAGGTCAGGATATATGAGTTCGGATGTAGGATTAGAAGATACTTCCGAAAGTTTTGGTTTACCTGCGACAGCAGATTTTATGTTCGCTTTAATTACTAATGAGGAGTTAGAACAATTAAATCAAATGAAGATTAAACAATTAAAGAATCGTTATAGTGATCCTGCAATTAACAGAGCATTTATTATAGGTGTTGATAGAGCAAAAATGAGATTGTATGATGTTGAACAACACGCTCAACAAATTGTAGATAGTAACCAAGAGTCAAAAGAAGAAATTGAGAAACCACAAGGTCCTCAACCAGATGACACTTATGACAAATTTTCAGGATTTAAAGTATGAGAAAAAAAGGATTTAGACAACCAAAACCAACTAAAACAAAGCTATATTATAAAGCCGAAATGAAAAAAGTAAAAGGTAAGATAATGTGGCAGGCAGTAGAAATGCCAACCAAATCTATTATCATTGAATCATTTTTTGAGGAAGATGTTAAGAAATTAGTTAAGTTTCAAAACAAACATAAAGTATGGGAAGCAAGTGGTGGTATAGTTTCCTTCTTATGTCATAGATATGGTCCTTTAAAACCACTTATAAAATCTCATAGATCCAGAGCTTGACCTTTTAATTCTTTTTTGTTATAACATAAATATAGCAAGAGAGAGTATAAAATGGCAGAATTAAATAAAAAAGATTTCACAAAACCTTGTTCAAAAGGACCTTACGCAGGTAAGAGTCGTTTAGAAGCTTGTAAGCTTAAAATAAAAGATAAGAAACCTTTTATTGTAGGCAAAAATGCAAGTGGTCGTAAAGTCTATGCTACAGCTATAACACCTACTTGGCCTCATACTTTAAATGCAGGTAAAGAAAGAATTTCAATAACTAAAATATTTAAAGATCCAGATTTTGGAGGTGGTGGAGGTTCTCGTGGAGGTGCTGAACTAACAAAATTAACTGAATCAGGACAATGTTATTATTGTTCATTAGCATTTAATGTTATGAAAAAAAAGATTTCTAAAAAGGATGCTACTACTAAAAATATGATGAAGGCATCCCAATGGGTTAAAGCAACAAAATCTTTTAAAGAATTTGATAAAGAAGGTCCAAATGATTGGATTGAAGAAGATGTTTATATAAAAATTGCTAATGAATTATTTACAAAATATAATACTAATGTTGCTAAGAAACCAGTTTATTTTCATAGAGGTTCTAAATTTATGCAGGCTGTTTATGACGCTAAAAAAAGAGTAATGCTTGAAGATAAAAAATCCCAAACACCTCAAGCACCAGGAACATTTTCAGATGATAAATGGAACCCAGGTGATATATGGATGACTACTATGCTTCCAAGTGAAGATCCTTTTAAACAAATTAAAAGAGATTGGCAGATATTAAATAGAGAGGTATTAATTCAGGCAGGCAAAGTTAAACAAAGTAGAACATTCCTATTAGGCATATCATTAAAAAAGACAGGCAGTCCTAGAATAACAGAATTTAATTTACCTAAAAGAGTACACAATAAAGAAGTACCATTTAAAAAATATTCTTTTGGACATAACAATGATTTCTTTTCTTCAATAGATATGTATTTCTATATGGGAGAAGGAAAAATACAATTTAGAAATACTAATGTAACCGCAATGTGGCAAGGAGAAATAAGTGGTGCTACAGCTGCAGGTGGTAAAATTGGTGGTGGTAATGTTAATTATTATTGTGAAAAACATTTTAAAAAATCTATTGGTTATAATAAAGTAGAACCTAATTGGAAAGAATTTCCTTTAAACAAAGTAGATTTAAAAAATATGTTTCAATTATATAAGAAGTATGATTTAGGAGATGTTAGGTCAAAAGTTAAATCAGAGCAAGATTTTATTAAAAAATCTAAAGCAAAAGGACCTGGTTTTATGTCATCTAAAAATATGTGTTTAAAATTTTTAGATACATTTAAGTCTGGTACTAAAAGAAAACAAGATGAATTTTGTACAGATATGATAAGATACGCAGCTTCTAATACGGATGTATCTTCCTTTTTTATTAAAGTATCATAGTTTTATAAATAGTAGTACACTTGATTTGTTAATGGGAGTGTGATTATTTGGTTGATGGACATAGTGGAGAATAAATGCAAAGTTTTAAACAATATTTAAGTGAATCTAGGAATACACACCTAGAACATTTAGAGGACGAAATAGTAAATAACGGTTATGACGGAGGTGTCAATGCCGTTAATTTCTTAAGCTCAATAAGAGATATGATGTTGGGCTCATCTAGGTCCAAGCTCAATGTATCAGTAAAATGGGATGGTGCACCAGCAGTTTTCTGTGGTATCAATCCTGAAAACGGCAAATTCTTTGTCGGTTCAAAATCAATCTTCAATGTAACCCCAAAAATCAATTACACAAATAGAGATATAGACCGTAATCACGGTGGTGGTTTAGCGGATAGATTAAAAGTGTGTTTAGCACATTTACCAAGATTAGGTATAAAAGGAATTGTACAAGGTGATTTACTTTTTACTCCTGGGGATATTAAAAATGTTTCCATTAGAGGAGAGAAAGCAATTGCTTTTACACCTAATACTATTACTTACGCTGTACCACAAGATAGTCCTTTAGCAAGTAGAATATTAAGAGCAAAATTAGGTATCATATTTCACACATCATATTCAGGTCGTTCAATGAATAAACTTAAAGCAAGTTTTGGTGTTAATGTAAATAGATTTAATAAAACACCTGCTGTATTTTTTGATGACGCTAGTTATAAAGATACAAGTGGTGTTGCAAGTTTTACAGCTGCTGAAAGTGCAGCTATGGATGGTCAATTAAGAATGGCAATGGGTTCAATTAAAAGAGGTAAACCAGTTTTAGAATTAATGAAAAGACAAACTAATTTATTATCAGTTGGTGCTAGATTGAAAATCTTTTTTAATGATTATATTAAAAAAGGTAGAAGTGTTCCATCAGCAAAGGGTGCTTACAATGACTTTAGAAAATATTATGCTAGTGTATTAGATGATGAAGTGGATGCTAGAAAAACAGATAAAGCAAAAAGTAAATATGCAGCTATTAGAAATGATGGTTTAAGATTTATAGACAGATATAATACTGAATTATATTTTGCAATTGCTAGTTATATGACTTTGCAAAAAGTTAAAACATTTTTAGTACAGAAAATGAATCAAATTAAATCTATTGGAACATTTATACAAACAGGTAATGGTTTTAGAGTTACCAATCCAGAAGGATATGTTGCAGTAGATAGAGCTGGAAGTGCTGTTAAGTTAGTAGATAGATTAGAATTTAGTACACAGAATTTTACAGCGTCTAAAAATTGGGTAAGAGGTTAATATGGAAAAATGTCAAAATTGTGGTAAGGATGCTCATTGTCCTGAAAAATTAGTAGAGTTAACACCTTTTAGTCCACAAGGGAAAACTATTTGCAATAGATGTAAATGTTCTGCTTGTGATACAGACAAAGAAAGACCAGATGTGGAGATAGTACAATGAAACAATTTTTAACTCATTTATCTGAAGGTGTATATGATAAAGGAATATTTAAAGCATTTTTCCTTGCAGGTGGTCCTGGATCAGGTAAAACATTTGTAACTCAAAATGTCTTTGCAGGTATGGGATTAAAATTAGTTAATTCAGACCACCATTTTGAAAGAAAATTAGTTAATGCAGGTTATTCTTTATCAATGCCCGACCACGAAATGGAACCTAGAGATAGAATTAGAATGCAAGCAAAGGCATTGGCTAGTGACCAAATGACAAAATATTTAATAGGAAGATTAGGACTAGTTATAGATGGTACAGCAAGAGATTATCAGTTAATAGAAAGACAAGTACAATTATTAAGAACAACAATAGGTTATGATTGTTATATGGTATTTGTTAACACTACTTTAGATGTTGCATTGGAAAGAAATGCAGGTAGAATAAGACGAGTACCACCTGAAATAACTAAAAAGTCTTGGCAAGGAGTCCAAGCAAATATAGGTAAGTTGCAATACTTATTTGGAAGAAAAAATTTTATTATTTTAGACAACACAAATGCTAATGAAGATGTATTAGGCAAAGTTGCTAAAAAAATTAGACAATACCTTAACAACCCAATTCAAAGTTTTACTGCAAGAAGATGGATTGTTAGGCAATTGAAAGCAAAGAAAAGAGCATAATGGCAGGAGATGAATGACTTTAAAGGTTATTGTAAACCAATGTCTTATGTTAAAAAACTTGCAGGCATTATAAGGGAAGTAAAAAAAGAAACTGGAGAGGAAGATGTTTTTAAACTTGTTAACGAAGCACTAAAGAGAATGGAAAAAAGAAGTTTAAGAAGAAAAGGAACAAGGAATGCGATTTAAGGATTATATAAAAGAATCTATTATAGACATACCTAGAAGTACATACGCTAGACCTGTATTTGATAAAGCAGATACAGATAATCCTGTCCTTAAGCCTTCAGTAAGAAAACAATTATTAGACGGAATTAAACAATTTGAAAGATTTGGAAAAGTAGTTAACCATACACTAATCGGTTCTATATTAACAAAACGATATAGAGATGACGCCGATTTAGATGTTAATATCTTATTTAAGATACCTGGTTCAAAAGCACAACAAGAAAAGGTACACGAAAAAATAAGAGAACATCAATGGGAAGCTAATGGTGAAAAAGTAGGTGATAGTAACCATATAATAAATTATTTTTCCATAATAGATCCTGCCATTTTTAGTAGGAATCGAGCAATGGCTGATGGTACTTTCGATATAAGCGACAATAAGTTTATACGAAAACCAAAAGGCGATTCGTTTGACGCCGAAAAATATGTGGCG